TCTTCATAAGACTCAGAATAATTATAATCATCAAATGCTAAGTTCGGGAAGCAGCCCATACCAGACCACTTCAATAAAGTAGGGGCATGATCAACCGTTAAACTAGTTGCTACTTCGAAGTGTTGATTATTAATAAAATTAATAGCATAATTATCACAGAACCCCGAAACAGTTTTGTAAATACCCAAGTTATCGGGTTTAAATTCTATAGGCAGATACCCAGACTGAGCTTCGAAAAAGTTAGCGAGCTTTCTAGCATTAGTCTCATTGACTTGATACTTTAAGGAAAACCTCGCCACTAAACTATCGACAGAAAGAGGTATTAAATTATAATAAAAATCATCAGTTACATAACTATGATTCTTAGCTTCGAACTCTACAGTAGATCCATAAACAGGTGTAAGAGAAAGACCTGCCAGATCTGTAGGTGCAGCTATACCGCTTATGTTGCGATCTCTGTTGTAAAATAAGTCTTCACTCATGAGTGTCCAATATAGTTAAGGGTTAATCTTACAGAGCCATCTGAACTACTACTTAATTGTTCAGAAACAAGAGATGCGTTAGGTATCGATAGTTGTTGAATTCCATCTCCATCTCTAGATGATAATAAAAAACTCACAGTTTTATCTTCTCTCGCATCTAAGAAATTAAAACCACTCTTCAGGAAAGTATCATCAACTTCCATTTGTACAGAAGCTGTATATTCAATAGGATTGATATGCTTCACTTCTACTGGAGTTTCAGAACCTATAGTATAGTAAGGTATTTTATTCATCGTCAAAGAATAATCAAATCCGATAATTCTATTACTAGTACTATTATCACAAGTAGCACTTATAGATCCTTGGCTTGGAATATAAATAGGAGTAGGGACTGAGCCTGTGGCATTAACGCCACTCTTCATTTCATCGTAAACAACAAAAGATGTATTAACTTTAGGTATCGAGCCTACAGCGCAGTTAACAGAATAAGAAGTTAAATAGCCACTATTAAATCCATAAGAAGTATTATTTTTATAATTAAAACTCCCCTTCATAGCCTCAGATTCTCCAGTAAAAGCTAGTATGGGGTCTTCATACATTAGATTCCTCGAAAAGGAAACTGTTTGACTCGTAGCTCCTCCTACTGTCGTCACGCCACGAATTGAACCTAAAGGCTTTGTAACATTACTGCTATTAGAATAGCCTATGTCAAGACTATTGACTCCCGAAAGCTCTCTAGCGCTAGGGCTTCCATCTGCCCCCGCAATAAAGAAGTGGCAATCGTAATTTAGTTTTGTTCCATACATTATGCTCTAGCTTGTCTTAGTGATCCCCCTAGTCTTTTCTCGTCGTCAATCACTTGTTTAACCACATCTTTAATCTTAGTTGCTAATGAATTTTGTTGATCGTCTCCATTGCCTTGAGAGTTAGATGAGCCATCAGAGTTTACGGTGATATTAATCACAGTCTCTCCTGAATTATCAGAAACAGAAATAAGCTCATCTAGTTTACCCACTACGTCTCCAGATCCTCCACCAGCCCCTGAATTAAGAGCGTTTAAATTACCCCTACCAATTTTCTGGGTGGCGGCAGCATTCATGACGAACTCGCCACCAGATAACATGGAGGGTACAGTGTCTACCCCAGCTACATTAGGAACATATCCTCCTGTAGCGTTTCGTCTTTCATCGGCAGAGCGAATATTTTTAATGTTCAATCCCTCGCTAGCTTTAGAAATATCTACTTTTGGACCAAACACATCCGTAAGTTTTTTAAATCCAAAGCTAGCCCCAAATGACAACAGGGAATTCTTCAAAATTTCAGAGAATCCACTCCCCCTTTCTCTTGCTTCTTTTTCTTTTTCCATCTGTCTAGTAAATAGGCCAAACGCCTTCTGCTTGGAGGCTTGCTCTCTTTGGAATGCTGGACTGTTTCTGCGGCCAAACATCGTCAGAGCGGCACTCTGTGGCTCTAAACCTATAGAGGCGAATCCTGAACCCGAACCAAATCTATCAAAAGCTCCTGAGGTGAATGATTGTGTCGCAAAATCTAATAGATTGCGCGAACCCTTCATAGCTCCTTGGCCATAAGTTCCTGGGGTAAACAATCCTCCTCTAGCCATAGCGGGGATGTTACCTGAGTTCAAAGAATTCATGAAACCAGCACCGTATTTCTGAACAGCACTTTTTTTCATCACAAATTCTCCACCCATAAGCAAAGCTGGCACATCGTCTTTAGATCCTGAACCTCCAGTGACTGGCCCACCAGAAGCGAAGAAGTTCCCTGTAATGTTTTTAAACGCAGCAGACATATTACTTTTAGCTTCTCCAAGGAAGAAGTTCGAAGCAGCTTGCTTTAAGACATCTCCTAAGTCTTGACCTTTAGCTATAGCATCTACTAAACCATCACTGATTGTATCTACAAATGTTCTAGCGTTTTGCACCAAAGCCCTATCTAAACCTTCTTGTATTTCTTCTGCGGTAAAGTTAAATTCATTTTCAAACAATTCAGCTCTTGATGTCCCAATAGCTAATCTCTGTTTCTCTAACTCTATGAGCTGCGCCCTAAGACCTATAAGATCTTTTTCTTTAGTTATGCCATCTTCTTGTTTTACGGCTATTTCTGTTTTAAGAGCTAATTCTTGAGCAAGTATATCTTTATTCTTTATTGCGGCCCTTCGCTCTACACTAGTTCTCGCTAATGTAATCCTATCTGTAGCCCCTCTCAACGCTTGGGTATCTGAAGCTCTAGCTGTGGCTCCTGCTCCACCGACTTTCGCAGCAGCCGTGAATAATTGCTGATCTATATTAGAAATTGCACTAAGACCATCTTTAGTTGTTAGTAAATCTACTTTTAATTGCTCGGCTTGTTGCCTTAAACTTTGTGTAAATTCTGTGAGTAATACGAAGTAAGATTTAAAGCCAGACGCGAATTTTTCTTGAGCTTGTGCGATCTTGAGCCGAAGTTCAGCTTCTTCTTTCGCTGTTTTTATATCTCTCTGTGATTGGTCAGCATCTGATTCTTTATCCTTGAATTTCTCCTTCTGTTGATCATCAAGTGGTACAGCTACTGGTATTTGAATTCCCATCGGCCCTTTCCTAAATTGCATACCTGAAACTTTACCCTCGCCTATTTCACCCAATCGACTTGTGACCTGTTCTAAACCTCCGACACCTAATGTGTTTAAAACTTGCACCAAACCAAGTAGCTCCGTTTTTAAGAACGGCATTTCTTCAGTAAGATCTTCCAAGGCTGATTTTGTCTCTTCTACAGCTTTGGCTTCTGCTTCTTCGATATTTATTTCGCCCTCTCTTTTTACAAATCCTGTTTCTAATCTTGCTTTAGCTTGTGCGGCCAAGTTAGGATTTACTTCTGCTCTTTCTAAAGCTATACCTCTTAATCGCTGTCCTCTATCAAACCCTTGTATTCTGCTTTTGTCTAAGTTGCCTCTTCTAGATACAGAAAGAGCTTTTTTGGTAGCTTCATTTAGTTTTATTTGAGCCTGTGTTTCTTTTTCAGCAAGTGAGATATTAGCTTTTCTCGCATCACTTTGATTTAATAAATCTTTTACACCTTCTCCGAATAAATTATTTAATAAATCACTGATATCAGCTTCCTCACCAGCCAATTTTCTTATTTTATTAAGTATTACTTCTCTCTTTGTTTGATCTTTAAGCTCTTCTGCACTAATACCTCTTATAGTCTCTTTGATAGCTTCTCTGTCAGCTTCTGCCACTGTCAATTTTTCTACTTTATTGATTTCTTCCTGTAGCAATCCTGAAATTTGACTGTTTAGATTTCTATCTTCATCTCTAAGAGCAATTTTATTTTTTAAAGCAGATAACTCTGATTCACTAAGAGTATTTAAAAGTTGACCTCTCTGCAATTCTATGTCTAAATTATCTATAGCTTTAGATTTTATTTCTAATATTTTTAATTCAGATATCGCTTGAGCTTTTGCTATATCCGCTCTTACTTGAGCTGATCTAGCTAACTTTTCTTCGTCAGCAGCTTTTCCTGCTTCTCTACCTTCAGCTATAGGAACGGCTTTTAATTCTTGAGCTACTCCTAATTCGACAGCTTTTTTAGAAACTCTTTCTTCGGCTGCTTTTCTGACAGCCTCGTCATCACTAGCTAAATTTTTTCTTAAAGTTGCGTCTTCCGCTACGAACTTAGATAAAGCATCTTGTCTGCCAGAAAAATCTTTTTTAGCTAAATCCTCCAACGCTTTTACCATAGCTACGCTCTGTGCGCTAGTGAATTCATTCCGCACTGTGTCTGTCCTCATCCCGCTCACACTATATCCACCCATGCCCGTCCCAGCAACGTAGTTAGGTCTTGTGACTTTACGAGTACCAGCCGCTGCTTCGGCATCCGAAAGGATTTTTTCAACTTCTACACTGGTAGCACCAGCATTATAAGCTGCTTCGACAAGCCCTTTTATGTTTTCTGTTTGATCTCCGTCATTACCTAATCCAACAAAACCTCTTTTCGATACTCTAGCAGCGGCCTGATTAGCTAAAGATGCGGAAGTGTTTGTGAATTCTTTTTTTTCTCTTTCTCCTTTAAATCTTAGTTCTGATAACTCCATCGCCGCAGCTTCCGCAGCTCTTCCTAAAGCCTCTTGTCCTGCTTTCACAGCGGCAGTGCTACCATTTAGAGCATTCAAACCTTTGTTAACAAGTAGCGCTGTACCTGCCACAGCTCCTATAGGCCCAGCGAAACGAAGTAAAGCTCCACCAGCTTTCATTAGACCTCCTGAAAGAGCCGAAAGTCCTCCTTTAGCAGCCATTCCTACAGCCCCTCGTCTACCAGCAGCGGACATTGTAGCTCTTCCCGCCATCATTCTACCCGAACCTCTAGCCATAATTGAGCTACCTCTCGCTGCCATCGCCCCTCTACCTGTAAAAGTCCCAGCTACATTTCCTATCCCACCCATTATACCTTTAGCTCCACCAAAAGATTGAGCAATTAACGCCGCGCTCACTGCTAGATTCAATGCTTTTAAACTACCAGCTACAAGTTCATTTTCGTTTGTTACCTCTCCCAGAATTCCACTTAAAGCTGACATTCCTATTTGGACAGCTAACATCTTCCCTACAAGTCCACCCATAGCGTCTGTTGCTTGATCTGGAGTAGCTTTTTTAGCGAAGTTAGGAATAGCTCCCGTAGGTTCGTCTCTAGTGTTAGTAACGGCTAACCCCATTGGGTTACCAGAGTTTCTAAGTTTTGGATCTTGGTTTACGCGAATCTGATTGATTGGTAATCCTGCGGCAGATTCCCTTTGTATCGCATCTTGCAAACCGCCAGCATAGTTAGGTATATATCCAGCAGCCGCCGCTTTAGGGACATTGGTTATAATTTGTCTAGCGTATTTATCTTTTGATAATGCGCTATTTTTAAAATCTCCAAATTCAAAATTTTGGTTTTCAAGGCCAAAGACTTCTTCAATTACTTTTCTATTAGAATCGAAAACAGCATCAAGCTTACCCTCGTTACCTTGAGAAACTCCTCCTGTAATAGCCTTCATTATACCCTCAAACATAGCTCCTCTCATAGCTCCAAATGCTCCAGCTCCTCCTTCCGCTAGAACAAGGTTTTTTATTTCTTTCGCTGAGTATGATTTAGGCTTAGCTTTAAGAGATCCTGCCCCTTGGCCAATAGCTTTATTAAGGGAGACATTAACTGCATCAGCAAGAGAATCATCCAATATAGAATCAAGCTTCAACAACTTAGCAAACTTTGAATTTTTTTCATTCAGAGCTGGGTTGATACCAGCGACACCTCCTAAAAACTGATTGAAACCTTTATATGGTTTTTGAAATCTGTGATTTGCTGCAGAAGGTTGAAATGGAGCTTCTTGAGGTATAAGCATCACTGACTTCTTAGGCGTGTTAGCATTGTAAATTTTACCTCTCACAGCCATTAGAGCTTTAGCTTCAGGGCTATTAGGGTGTTTATCTAATACATTTTTAACTTTGTCTGTTTTTGGGGAGCCGTCTTGATTGAAAAATACAGCTTTATTAGAGGGGTTTATCTTATCTAAGTTGTAAGTCCCTCTGAAAGAGCCTAAAGCAGTCTTAGCAAAATTAGGTATATAACCTCCAGCAGCCCCAATTTTCCTAGCTCCTACTGGAAGACCTATGGAAGCAGCCATATCTTGATTAAAGATAGCTGACCCATCTCCTCCAGCATAATTAGGCACTATGTATTCGCTACTGTTAGCGACCATAGTCCCTTTTTGACCACCTCCAAAATTAAAGTTGGGTATAGTAACAGGTTTTGCGGAAGCAGGAGCGCCTCCTACACCCTTGCTGATATCTGCTCTTTCCGATCCATAACCAACAATAGCATTGTAATTCGGAATGAATCCTCCAGCAGCGCGTCCTTTCCCCCTCGTCCCAGCCATAACTCCAGGAGTTATCTTTGCTGCAATACCTTGCATCC